AAAAGTTGAAAGATCTGCGTTCACACCACCAAAACCACCAGCACCCCAACCATTACCACCAACAGAAGTATCCAACCCTACGTTAAGTTGATAAACTCCGTCTACACCAGAGCCACCGTTTCCACTGTCCGAGGCATTAGCGTTTACACTGACTGTTATTTTGTAAGAGTTAGCGTTTACAACAGAAGTAATTTGATGTTCTGCATTAAGAATACTTGCTGTTATAGCACCACCTAAACTTACTGCACCAGATATTGTAACAAAATCACTGACTACTGCACCGTGAGTGCTATCTGTAACTGTAATTTCAGCGGAATCCTCAGAGGCTGAAAAAGTAATAGAATTAGTAGAAGTTTTACGAATAGGTGTTATGTCGTTAAAACTACCACCTTCTTCTATATAATACTTTAAATGTGTTCCAACGCCCATGTAATTAGAGCCGTCTAAAGCTAACCAGTTATGTAATGCTCTTGCTGTTCCTTGATAAGTGTTTTCAGATTGTTTAACCCAACCACCTATTTTCTCTGGAAAGCCTGCATAAAATCTAATTTTCTCACAATCAAAGAACCCACCTTCATTTGAATATGAAGTTACTTCTCTATTTATTCCTGGTCTAAATTTTAAACTTGTAATAGGCATAAGCTATAGTACCCTAAAACATAAAATTAAACAATATCCCAATTAAATTGGAATAGCTGAATACAATGCTGAAACTTTTATTTCATTCAAAGTAATTTTAGTCCCTTGACGTTCACCAGGTTTTTCTGTTACCAAAGGACTATTTTCATCGTATACATTAAAACCTAAAGTTATTCTAGGTCCCTCGTAGGGTTCATTAACTAAAACTCTATGATCCTTGTTCCCTGGACCTATATATATTTGACCTATTTTGTTTTGTATTTCCCATTCTTTGAATTGTGTTGTCGTATTTTTAGGATCTATTGCTATATAACCGTGCCACAAATCGGTATGATTATGCCACTTTAAAGAACCAATAGCTTCTTGTTCATGATAATTTAACCAACAATACATCCACAATCTGCCTTTATAATTTGTAAAATGCCTTATGCACCATTTTAATTCTTGAAACAAGTCATAATATTCTGAACTACCACCAACTAAATTAAAAAAATTATATTTGTCGTACAGCCATGTCTTATCTTTATTTTCAGACATTTTTTGTAATTTATCAAAAGCAACATCTGTATCTCTAAGAAAAGTAGTGTGCTTGTCTTGTATTAATTTGGATTCATAAACTTTATAATTGGCACTCATTTTTTTGCCTTTGGAGTTTCTTCTCCAGAATCTTTTTTCTTTATTTTTGGAACATTAAGTATAGTTGTTCTCATCATTTTATCAGGAGCAAATGTCGATGTTCCAGATGGGTTGTTTTCACCGTCTGTGAAAAAACAGTTGTCTATTAACTCTCCATTCTTAACTAAAGTAGGAGTTGGATTAGTCATCCCCCTTTGGTAATTAGGTTGTATTCCTGCTCCAAAGTAATTAATGTTAACGGTGACTCTGTATGGTGCATTTGTCGGAGAAGAACTTGAATGAGCTGTAGTTGGATCAAAAAGTAACAATCTGTTTTCTACACTTTCAATCTCTGTTCCATCATACATTGTAGTAGGAGCATCACAAGTTTGTGTAAAAAACAAAGCTCCATTATGTTTAAAATCTGAGTCCACATGTGGAGCATGATGAGTTACTTTACCAGTATTACTAGGAAAATATAGATTCGCTTTAATTCTTTGAAAGCCATCTACATAAAGTTTTGAAGTTATATAAAAAAACTTACTTAAATTGACTCCGCTATTCCATTGTTCTCGAGGAGGATTATTAGAATGAAAGACATTAGTTGCAAAATAATGCTGTTCATTTTCTGTTTGCATGGCGTTAATTCGCCCACTCAATGTCCAAGGAAACAGACCATCTGGACCAAGATAACTTTTAAGATCACCAAACTCATGTGCTGGTAAAAAATTGTCGTATACGATATAATACATATGTCACCTATTTAAAATTAAAACCACCGACCCAGCAAACTAAACTGTATCGTGTTCCTTTTGTAACGGGAACAACGCCATGTTTCATGTAAGAAGGAAAAAATATAGCAGTACCTTGTTCCATTGAATCTTCAACAACAAACTTTTCTTTGTCGTCTGGAAATTCAAAAGTACCTCCTTCATAGTATTCTGGTGCAGTTAATTGTATAGAAACAGATAATTTACGCACCATATAATTTCCCTTAACTGGAACCTCATCATATTGACCGTCTTGATGAGGCTTGTAAAATCCTTGATTTTTTTCATCGTATTTGGTTATTTGAAAAGGTTCTGGATCCATTAAATCAAAACCATAATAATCGTTATTTACTTTTTGTATTAATTCTAAAACGGGATGAAAAATATCTAAATGCTTAATCGATCCTGCTAACCAACTAGTTTCACTTTTTCTTACAGTAGGTTCTCTTCCACTACCCGTTTCTGCCAACTTATAATTGTTTTTAGCTCTCTCAATTATGGTGTTACAAAGGGCAGGACTAAGTGCCTTTTTTGCAATAATTATATTTCTTCTCATTAATTACTCGCTCTTCTAGAATCTGGGTGACAATACAAATTTGGTCTTTCGTCATAAATATACTTGGGATAGAATTTACCTTTTTTATCTATGTAATGTAAAAAGACTTGTGTATGAGATTTATATTTTAAAGAACCTCTCCAATGAGGCTGTTCATATCCTTTGTATGTTACTCCTTGTCCTGGAAGTAACGTAAACTTTTTATCTTTTTCTGTTATTTTATAAAAGTCAGATTTGTTTAAATCATCTGATGCGTAAAATTCCCAATCATCTCCACCATCTCCACCAAGACTCAAAGAAAAACTAACGTCACAAGCAGGTCTATCTTTATGAGGGGGACAATCTTGACCTTTTAAATACATTCTCCAAAAAGAATAAGACGGAACGAGTTCTTCTCCATACGCTTCTGATATTTTTGGCAATAGAAAATGACAAAGATTTTCAGTTACGGGATCAACATATTCTTGATAACAACCTGCGAACTCAATTCCCTCTGGAGTTTGTTTTGTAAGACCTGTGGTTATAAGATAATGTATATGAGACCTAACTAATTCTACTTGTGAAAAAGTTAAAGCATCTACGACTTTATTCATTTGTAAACAACCTCTCTATATGGGAGATTATATTACATTATTTGATTAACTCCAAGGAAAAGTTGCAGAAAAATCATCACCAGACCCAGTTCCTTTAGCAGAAGATCCAGCAATTTCATCTGTATATGCTATTTGTGCTTCTAAATATGCTTTTATTTCGGCTATTGAAGGATCTGTAAGTCTTGCTTCCACCCACGCTTGAACAGCAGATTCTGATACTGAACCATAAGCTGTAAAGCCAGACCAATCGGCTGGGTTTTTTAAATCTAAATCATACGCATGTGATTTTTCTGTGTTAGTGCTACTTTCTTTTGCAGTTAAATTACCTTCTACCCTTTTAATCACATCAGCGTATGTACTACCACCTTCAGTAATATTCTTTGTATATAATTTTGTTATCGCCCATGTATATGATACAGACATTTATTTCTCCTTAAGATTGCACCGTGCCAGTAACAGTACCGTTATTTGTAAAAGTTAAACTAGCAGGACTTGTTTTTTCAACGGCTAATCCTGCTGCTCCCGCAGATCCTGCCGAACCTCCTGCCGAACCCGATGATGCTCCCGCAGACCCTGCCGAACCCGATGATCCTGCTTGAGCGTAACCACCACCGTTGCCTCCAGCTCCACCTGCTCCACCGTCTGGACCTGGTGTTGATGATGTTCCACTAGAACCCGATGCACCAGAGTCTCCTCCTGGTTGATTGTTAAACCCTCTTCCTAAACCTCCAGCTCCACC